TACCGACGATTTTCGGACGTGCGCCTCCGGCAGCTTCAATCAGGGTAAATTCGTTCATGCTTCCTCGTTTGTTGATGTTTCATCCTCGCCGGACTCTCCCGGTTCGGAGCTTCTGTTCTGTGCTTCCATTTGCTCTCCGGGGATCGGAATCCCCAGAGATTTCATCAGCTTGATTTCCTTTGCTCTCTGCTGCAGGACGCCAAGGTAGTCTCGGCCATCCTTCGCGCACTCGGCCGCCAGCGTGGTGGTGAGATTCGCAAGGCGACGTTCCTGCGCCGTGGCTTCTTTGTTCGGGTCGACGTGGGGGAAGCCGTCCCAAAACCATGTGTGGTTTTCTTCAAGCGGAACAAGATTCTCGGTCAAGAGATATTCGCGGAACCATACCTCGAAGATTCTGTTGAGGACCTCGGTTTCCCAGAAGGAACGGTCGACCAGAATGGACTTGTGGTAGATCTGGTTGTCGAGGCGGCCCGAGGCATAGTTGTGCCCGCTGTAATCTCCTGCGAGCGTTCCGTAGGTGGTAACGGCACATCGGGCGATCTCGCTCAAAATAATTTTCACGAATTCGGCATGGTTCGCCGCAGGCTGTTTCGGGTCGAGCTGATCCATCTTCCAGCCCGATGGCACGGTGAGCATCATATTCCTTTCGAGGGGAATCGTGTCCATCGGCTCGACTTCTTCTGCCTCTCCGTTCGGCGGCACGTCAGTATAGAGGATGGCGGCAAAGTCTGCCGCGGCTTCCGCCGCACTCAGGACGGCAAGATTGTATCGTCTGAGCTGGGCGAACAGCGGGAGCGCCGAAGTCAGCTCCGGCACACCGCGATGCAGTCCCGGTCTGTCCTGACGGAAGATGTGAATCATCCACTCGGCGGGAATCGTGACAGCCTCGTCGCCCGTGGCAAACCTCGTATCGCCCGGATGATATTTCAGCACCCTGTATGATGTCGGGTTTCCCCACGGATCGAACGTGATACCGTCGACAGACTGACCGTCGTCAAACAGTTTGATTCCGCCCGATACACGGTCAGCCTCGATCAGCATGAGGTCAAGCTTGACGGGACTGCGCACCTTCGGGTTTGTCGCCAGCACAGCGAACGCTTCTCCGTCCTGGCATCGCGCCATCCGCATTGTTCGAAGCTTCGGGGCAAGCCTGACCGCTTCCGCCCACTTCATGAATGCCCGCTCAACTTCATCGTTGAAATCCTCGTCCGAGGTGAGCATCTGCAACCTCGGTCCCGTTCCCACGGTGTCGTTCGCTAGCATTTGGACCAGGCCACGAGCATAGGAATTGTTCGCCACCTCGTACCGGGAACGCATCCGCAGCGTTCGCCTTACCTCCGGCGAGGCTTCCATGTCGGCGGAGAGCTGGTCGGCAGCCGCCCAATGCTTCGAGTTGTCCCTCGTGGTCTGAGCAGCGTCGAACCTTGCCCGGATCGGGCGGTGGAAGTGTTGTTCCTGTTGTGGCTTCTGGGTGCGGAATAAGTTCTTCAGCACCTCCAGCATCACACAGCCCCCGAATGAGTCATCTTCGAGAACTTCAGCCCGCTCCCGCGGTGTTTCACGGCATCCTTCGAGGCGAGGTATTTGTCAGCTTCGATCTGTTCTTTCAGCGAATGCTGCTCGACACGCTGTCCGTCGACCTCTGCGGACTTTGGTCCGGTCGCATTCTTTACGATGGTTTCTCTGATTTTTTCATGTTCTGACATAGCATATTCCTTCTTTCTTTTATGATGCTGCATGAAAATTAGCCCGATTTCGGGCTAATTCTTTCCTCGACCGCCTGAATCCGATGTCCGATCCATGCCATGACATTTACACACATGCTGTTCCCGCAGGCCTTATACCGCGGGGCATCCGGGCATTCCTCCTCAGACTTGCCTTTCCAGTTGATGCGGGTGTGGTTGTCGGGGAAGCCCATCAACCTCTCGCACTCGACCGGAAGGAGCTTGCGGACGGTCGACTGCCAGCCGACTCCGGGAACGGATGCGGACGTGATGGTGTTCATCGGCGATCCGTCTTCGCCCACGCCGACACCCTGCCGGTTCTGTTCATCCTTCTTTTCAGGATCGCGCGTCGCGTTCCTTAAATCAAGGGGAACACATTCCATCGTGGCGACGCCCATCACGCCCGTAGCGTTCTGGGTGTATGCCAGTTCTTCCTGAGCTCCAACCCCGTTGCCGCCCGTGTGGTCCTGTCTGCCGATGATGTTCTCGGCTATCGCCACGGAGTCGATGACGACTGTTTCAGCATTCGTGCCGCCCGCCGTCACCGTCTTACTCGCATCCGCCTCGGTCACATACAACCCGCCATCCGGTCGGTCTTTCCTTGTGCCATTGGCGTCACAGAAGCTGACGTTGTACGCGACTGCCGGGAGCGCGCCGCTTCTGAGCGTCGGGAATGTGTCGCCCCAGAACCCCTGCTGTTCACCTCCGGCATCATTTTTGATGAAGCCGACGGGCTTGCCTTCGACCATGTATTTGTCGCAGTCTTCAAGGGAGTTCTTTTCATACATCGAAGCCATCAGCGTGGGCGCGACTTCCATCTCCTGAACATCATCCATCACGAGCGGAGTCTGATTCCCGCCTGTTCCCCAACGGCTCATCACGGTCGGGGAGACCGGAACTTCCTTCACCCTGGCATCGGACGGATGGTTTTCGAAGCAGACGGCTCCGGGTCCCTTTGCGGTCAGAGTGGGCTGAACATCCTCCGAAAGGCTCATGCCGTATTTGGCGTTCTGCCCCTGATTGAACACATCGCGTCCGATTCCAACAGCCTTGCCGCCTTTGTAGTCCGTAGCGATCAGCGTGGGCGCAAGCTCAGTTTCCTGAACTTCGACCTGTCGAGTGTCGATGCACTCGACGGCGGGCTCGATCACGCATTGCAGACGGCCCTTGTCCGGCATCAGCTGATTGTTGCTTGTTCCAGTCAGGGTTCCAGCCTGATCGCCGCCATCCCACCACTGAGCATCTTCGCTCAGTGTTACGATGGTCTGGTCGTTTCCGGTTGCGAGGGTATGGCTCAGATCGTCGCCAACTAATGCGCCTTTCCCGCCACCAGGTTTTCCGCCGCGCATCCGGATTGACTTTGTCGAATCAACGCCGCCTTCAGAACAGGCGGGAGGGGCTTGCCTCTTCGTTCGGCACGGCGGAGAATTCCCTCCGCGCATTTCGCCGTTAAATAGTACCGTTGCGGGATAGATCCACGAACCAAGATATCCGACAATGAAGAGACGTCTCCTTCGCTGCGGGACCGCCCGCGGAAATTCGGGAACTCTGGTATATTGAGCGTCAATAATTCTCCACGCCACTCCAAAGCATCCCGGTGCAGGCACGACGATTCCACACTTGCGCCAACCGCCTTCGGGGACTTCGACTTCCCATCCGCACAGGAGCGATAGGAAGCTGGCAAAATCTTTTCCGGCCCCGCTGGACAAAAGACCAGGGACGTTTTCGACCAGCGTCCATCGTACCCCTGTGCGATAAGCCAGGCGGACAAACTCGAGCGCGAGGTTTCCGCGGGGATCGGCGAGTCCTCTTCGAAGCCCGGCAATGGAATAGCTCTGACATGGGACCCCGCCGACAAGCAGGTCAATTGGTTCATCGAAATCCTCCTTCGTGATTTTGGGAAAATCTCCCAGATTCGGGATTGTGCCGCCTTCCGGGAGCTCTGCAATTTGTTTCGCCCAGCTTTCCCTCAGCTTCCGTTCTTTCTCGGTCTGCGCCTCAGCAGGCGGGAGAAGACGCTTCGGCCGCGTTGCACCGAAACGCTGTTGCAGAACAGCGGCGGGAAACGGTTCGACCTCTGCAAAGAACACCGCTTTCCACCCGAGCGGTCCCCATGCAAGGGTCGCGGCTTCGACGCCGCTGCATACGCTTCCATAATTCATAATTTATAAAGACTCCTTCGAAAATACATGTTACGGACAGTAGAGAGGTCCTGTCCCGAAAAACAGCGGGAAACAAGTTCTCCCTACCAATATTATTTCAGAAATTCGGCTAAGTGGACGGTATAAAACTGGTGTTTTTTCGAATTTTTTTTGGTTTTTTTCTTTAAACTGACATTCCTTGGCAGTGTGCCGTGCTACATTAAAGGAGAAACTCGATAACGGATGACGCGGAATCACGGAGATTCCGACCCGAAACGAAGAACATAACAACGGAGAGATTACACGATGTTCCGGAAAAAAACCGTTTTTTAGGATACCCCC